ATGCTGACGATTCACGTCGTCGGGGATGAGCTCTACGACGAGTATCGCAACGAGTTCATCAACGGCTTTGAGGGCGACCTCGAGCTGGAGCACAGTCTCGTCGCTCTGTCAAAATGGGAGTCCAAATGGCACATCCCGTACATCGGCAACGAGAAGCTCACCGAAGAGCAGGTCCTGGACTACATCAAATGCATGACTCTGAATGACGTCGACCCCGTCGTCTACTCGCACTTGTCCATGGACAACGTGAAACGGATTCGAGAGTACATCGAGGACTCGATGACGGCAACCACATTCGTGGAAGCCGAGGGATCTAGCCCCAGCCGAAACACTATCACGTCAGAGCTGGTCTACTACTGGATGGTCGCTCTCCAGATTCCGTTTGAGTGCCAGCACTGGCACCTACACCGACTTCTCACTCTCATTCGAGTGTGCAACGTCAAGAACCAACCCGACAAGAAGATGTCGACCGCCGCCACGCTTCGACAGAATCAGGCTCTGAACGCGGCGAGACGGGCCAAGTACAAGTCAAGAGGTTAACATGCCCGGCGTTACTCCTCTCCTTCACACAAAAGTTCGTGGAGAGGCCAGTCCGTTCAGTACCGTCTACGTCTCCCCTACCAATGGAGTTACCGACGCCTCGATCACCCTGGGGGCGAATCCTGAGTTTGAGCTGGACGTCCCCTTCTACGAGGCATCCAAGGCCCTGGTTCGGGTCGTCCGCAAGGATGGTTCCTCGGACCAGAAGGTGATCGACCTCAAGGAGTCGATGCCCGAGAAGGTTGTCTGGTTCAACAGCCGGGCTTCTGCTGGTTACGGGACGTTCGACACCGGTTGGATCAAGTGCCCCGACGACAACGCATACGTCTACCGCATCATGTCGGGCATGGTCTACGTCAAGCGCAATAGTGACTGGCAGACTCAGGACCTTAACGGAACAAGGGACGTCAAGGTTGTCGATCTCCCTAAGGAGATCCAGGTTCGAAGTCGGGCAACGTTCGTTCTCCCTAAGGGCGACTACACAGACGACGGATCCCTCATCGAGATCTGGCCCGGAGACGCAACAACGCCTCCGCGTGTTTGCGCGCAGCTAAAGGCCAATGGCGCTCGAATCATTCCCGTACTCTTCGCTCCGATCGAGAATTCTAATGGGTGAAGCTTTAGTCACTAATGATTTGTTCTCGGATCCACTGTGGGTTAGTGGTGGAAATCCCGATCGTCCACGAATAGTCATCACGCTGATACCAATCGATTATTGGGTTCGCGATCTTGTGGCCGTGACACACACACTCGACGCGGCTCACGAAAATTCTACCGTCCGTGTCCCAGTAAAAGGTAACGGCTCGTCCTTCAAGATTGTCGTAGAGGGTCCGGGATTTCATGAAGAGTATTATCGATACCTGGCGGCTGGTGGTGAGTACTGCTACACTCGGCTGTTCGATTGTACCTACATTCAAGTTGATTCTTTGGTTGAGATGTACCGTGTCAACCGGTCAGTCGTTAGTCGTTGCGTGATTCACTGAAAGGTCAAAATGACTGTATCCCAATACGCAGCATCCTGCGCCAGATACTACGCCGACGTCGCGGATGTCGGTTATTCGCAGCCAGATCGCTGGACTTTCTACGATCGGTCCGACTGGGACGGCTGACTCATCAATCCGCCCGCCAATGCCGACTGCTCGGCTCTCGTTGCGGGCTGCTACAACCTCGCGGCCCACCACGAGTGGGGCGAGCCTTTTACCGCCGGGTATTTCCCCCGGTCGACCTGGACCGGGTCCCTTCGGGAGGAGTGTGCTCAGCGCAACTTCGCCGACATCTCCGACCAGTGGACGGGTAACGAGCCCGATGGTGGCTTCGAGATCGGCGACATTGTCTTGTCCGAGGCAGCCTCGGGTGGTAAAGGACACGTCGCCATCGTAACAGGTCTCAACCCGACCATTCTTTCCGAGGCATGGATCGCTGAGGACGGAAGTGACGATGGTTGGATGGGGGACCAGACTGAGCAAGAGGTCCGGTCCAAGGAGTACGACGAACATCCCTATACTCGGTCCGCATCCTGGACCCACTGTCTGCGTCGACGGGACAACCACGGCGCTTCGGCCCCCTCGCACGCCGAGTCATCCTCGGGAACTTCCATTCAGGAAGCCGTTCTTCGTGCAGCTGACGCCACTGGGTGTCCCTGGTGGGCCGCTCTCGGCTGCCTCAAGGTGGAGACCGGCGAGGAGGGTGCCAACGTCTACGGCCACGACGCCGGAGGTGCCTGCTCGGGCTGGGGCGAGGTCACGGAGCACAACTTCAAGAACTACTTCTGGCCCATCGTATCCGAGTGGGGTACCTCGAACGGAGTCGGTCCGCTTCAGATCACCTACAACGGGTATTTCATCAACGATCCCGACCGAGCCTGGTGGGATCCGCAGAAGTCGGCCGAGGTCGGCTGCTCCATCCTCAAGGGTCTTATCGACGCGGAGGGCGATACCTACGAGGACCTCCGCCGTGTGGGGTCCCGCTACAATTCCGGGACCATGTATGGGTCCTACGAAGCGTACGGCGTGCCTTTCTCCGACGCATGCCGCTACTGGTACAACAAAGGCCGTCCGTCTCAGGGCACGAGCGACGGCGGAGAGGAACTCGAAGTGTCATACGCAACCGATCTGCTTTCTGAGATCAAGGACCGCCTCGTCGAGGTTTCCGATCAGACTGGCGCCGGAATCGCCGGCCGTCGTTTCGACGGTCCTATCGTTGGTTGGCTGAAGGACATCTCCTACAAGCAGGACCTGATCCTGAAGGCGCTCAACGAGGCCAAGCCGAAGTCTGACGAGGGCAAGTGAGTCCATCGTGCCTTACTGTCACGTCAAAGGAGACATTCCCCCGTTCGCCACACTAACCGTCGATCCCGATGACGGCCCCACCTTTGTTGATACTGCCGGAGAGAACGGTAAAATCGACGGTATGGTGTGGTTCTTCCGCAGCACCAATGCTCGTCTCTTCCTGGATGACCAGGGATGGCCCGCCACCAAGACGGTAACTCTGAGCGAGGACAACGTCATCGACGTCACCATCAAGACTAACCGTCCTGCTGGTGGCGGAGGTGGGGGTAATGGGAATGTCCTGATCCTCGGCCGTGAGGAGCAGGTGCCCGCAGGTACTCCTCCGAACACGGTCATCGTACGAAAGGTCTGATCATGGCGTCTCCCATGAAGGGTATCGCGGTCTCCAAGAATCAGGACGAGAAACTCAGCGTTCCGTCAGCTGTTGGGGACTGGGCGCTGCTCGTAGTGGGTGGTCAGTTCGGCACCATGCAGGATTGTACGCCGGCGGGCTGGACTGGGAAGTACGCCACGAGCGCCAAGCTTCGCTCTTGCACCGTGGCCGTCAAAATGGTTGCTAATCCTGCCGACACCCAGAACGTGGTGTGGAAGTCACCGGACCCGGCTCACAACGGACGGCACGTTGCGGCCCTCATGGTGTTTGACGGGACCAAGGTCAAGAGTCTGGTACCCCGCACACCGGCGGAGAGTGCAGACAACTGGAAGAACGGACCGTTTCCTCAGCTCACAGGGTTCGTGCAGCACGATGTGGCTACCAATCCCGTAGCGACTTTCCCAGAAAACGTCGAGTCGGTAACCAACGGTGCCTGGGGCAAGGACACAAAGATGTCCTGGTCGTCGATCGTCGCCGGATACGCTCAGTCGCCGTACGTTCCGCCAAGCGAAACCGGCGTGTGTGCCCTCTTCGGCGTCGACGTCCGGCTTCAGGAGCAGAACGACTCGCTCGATCCGACTCTCGCTGACGGGTCTAAGATCGGCGTCAACATATGGGACGGGGCTCGGGAGACTCCGACCGTCACGATGCGAGCAATTCCCGAGGGCGCCAAGACAATAACGGAGCTACTCACGATTCCGCACTTCATAGTGGGGCATCGTGGCGGATCCCAGTCCTGGCCCGAGCACACGGAGATCGGATACACCCAGGCAGTCGACTACCACGCTCACGCGCTGGAGTTCTCGGCCGCTCGGAGCAAGGACGGCGTCTGGTTCGGCTGCCACGACAAGAGCCTGTCGCGTCTTGTTCCGGCTCTGACCAAGAACGCTGACGAGTATACCTGGGCCGAGATCAAGGCCGCGGCTTCGAAGACTCAGTACATGCCGGCGACGATCGACTGGCTGATGGACACGTACTCCAAGAGCCACGTTATCGTCTTCGATCCGAAGCATAAGCTGGGCGAGTGGGAGTCCGTTTGCGATATGTTCAAGGGCATGGAGCAGAAGGTCATACTCAAGTCGTACGGGGACTCCAAGTGGGCGTTTGACGGGATGCGAGCACGCGGGTTCAAGACCTGGGGGTATGCGTACGCCTCGGACACAGCCAAAGAATGGTATCCGAATTTCCTCGCGGGGAAGGTCTGCGATATTCTGTCCATGGAGTTCAATGCGCCACAGACTACATGGGATGCCCTGAAGGCTTCAGGTCTCCCGACAGTTGCGCATATTCCCGCTGACGCCGAGCAACTCAAGACTGGATGGTCTCGAGGAGCGATGGGCGCCATCGTGTCAGGTATTGCGGCCGCCTGTGAGAGGGCCGCATGAGTCCGGCGTTCACGCTGGAGATGGATTCGAGGATGGACACGGGGAAGTGGCTCGAGAGACTCAAAGAGGGCCGCTTCTTCGATTTCCTCGACGACTGCGGACAGGCCGGGGTGGCTGCACTAGCTGCTGCTACTCCGGTCAGGTCCGGTTACACTGCGTCCAGCTGGTCCTACGAGATCAAGCGGAGCAGAAATCGAGTATCGCTGGTCTGGAACAACTCCCACGTGGAGCAGGGTGTCCCGATCGCAGTCATATTGCAATACGGGCATGGCACCAGGACCGGTGGCTATGTCCAGGGCGTGGATTATATAAATCCGGCGCTCAGGCCTATATTCGACAGCATCGTCAAGCAGCTTGAAAGTGCGGTGAGAGGCTAGTGGCGTCAATCGAGGAGCGGGTAGTCTCGCTCAAATTCAACAACGGCCAATTCATGAACGGGGTTCAAGACTCTCTCAACGGAGTTAAGAAGCTCGAAGAGGGATTGGCATTCCGAGGCGGAGTCGAGGGGATCAATCAGGTCTCCGCGGCCGCTAAGAACCTTAATTTCTCGGAGGCCCAGGCGGGTATTGCTGAGACTACGAGCAAATTCTCGGCTCTCCAGTCGATTGCCTTCGGCGCACTCGCCAGCATCGGCGGGAAGATCGCCGAAATCGGCTCCTCGATGCTCTCGAGCTTCACTGTTCAGCCCCTTATCGATGGTATGAAGGAGTACGAGCTTCAGCTCAACTCCGTTCAGACAATTCTCGCCAACACCGCCCAGAAGGGCGAGACGATCCAGACCGTTAACGCGGCTCTGGACCAGCTGAACACTTACGCGGACCAGACCATCTATAACTTCGGTGAGATGACGTCCAACATCGGTAAGTTCACCGCTGCCGGTATTGGGCTGGACGACTCGGTCGCGTCGATTAAGGGTCTGGCGAACTGGGCAGCCGTCGCTGGTGCCAACTCCGAGTCCACCTCGAGGGCTATGTACCAGCTTTCGCAGGCTATGGCCGCAGGAACGGTGAAACTTCAGGACTGGATGTCCTTGGAGAACGCCGGCATTGCCACCAAACAGTTCCAGGACCAGCTGATTCAGACAGCCAAGGTCCATGGCAAGAGTGTCGACGAGATGATCGCCAAGAACGGGTCGTTCAGGCTCTCCCTCCAAGAGGGGTGGCTGACCCAGGAGATCATGATGGAGACTCTGAAGCAGATGGCCGGTGAGTACACCGACGAGCAGCTTCTCTCCATGGGATACACCGAGGAGCAGGTCGCTCAGATCCAGGAACTGGCCAAGACTGGTATGTCGGCGGCTCAGGACATCAAGACGTTCTCTCAGCTAATGGGCGTTATCGGCGAGGAGTTGGGTTCGTCCTGGGCTCAGTCATTCCGAATCATCTTTGGTGACTTCGAGCAGGCCAAGGAGCTGTGGACCAAGGTCGGCGCGTTCCTCACAGGACCGAGTGGCGTCATCACCCAGATGGGCAACGCCAGGAACGCTCTCCTTCAGGGCTGGGCTGACCTCGGCGGTAGGGAGAAGGTCCTCGAAGGTCTAGCTTCCCTGTTCCACGCCATGTGGGATCCGCTCCAGCGCATCGGTCAGGCGTTCTCTCAGGTCTTCAGCGGCCCATCCGCCGAGGGTCTGTACGCAATGTCCGAGGCGTTCGCCAACTTCATGGCTAAGTTGGTCCCCAGTGAGGCCACAGTTGAGTCGATCGGCAACTACTTCGAGTCGTTCTTCCGGATCGTCAAAATAGGTGTATTGGTCCTCACAGACTTCGCCAAGGTGATCGGATGGATCGCCGGCGGAGCGCTCAGGGGACTGGGCGCCATCATTTCCAACCTGACCGGGCACACCGCAGGATGGTCCTCGACACTCAGGGATCATATTGCGGCTGTTCAGGAGTGGTATGACAGCCTGAATGTCGCCGAGAACGTCATCAAGGCCATCACCTGGACGGGCAATGGGCTGAAGCGTATCTGGAACAACTTCTCCGAGGGGTTCCACGACGAGATCACGCCTAGTCTCAGGCGCCTCAGGGAGGCCTGGGACGGTCTGTGGGAGGCTCTGAAGTCTGCGGGATCCGGGATCAAGGAAGCCATCGTTGGACCCTTCCGGGAGCTCAAGGAGAGCGCCCAGGAAGTCGGTCAGGCGCTCGGTATCGCCAGTGATTCCACGGATGAGGCCGGCGAGACAGCCGAGGCGAACGAATCCAAGTTCACCAAGCTCAAGAACAAGATCGTCGAGCTCTTCGAGTCCGCCTTTAAGAAGTCCTACTTCTGGGGGCAGCACCTGGCCGACCACCTTATTCCAGCGATCGACAAGCTCACCAGCTTCATCAACTGGCTGACCGAGTGCATCAATAAGCAGGCCATCGTCGTGAGCGACTGGTTGACTCCCAAGATGGAGCGACTGGCCGCACTCTATGATGAGGTGTCCGCCAAGTTTAGCGAGTGGGCCGAGGCTATGCAGAACGGGCCCGACATCGCTTGGTTGTCGTCCCTCGGCGGTATTCTTTCGTCGTTTGGCGCTGGTGTCTGGGGTGTCCTCAAGAATCTGGCGACTCTGAACTTCGACTTCGACGTCCAACCGTTCAAGAAGGCATTCAGCGACCTCAAGACGCTCATGGGCGAGTATGCCGAGTCTGTCAAGTACGGCTGGAACACCACCAAGGAGTTCATCGCCAACCTTGAACTCAAGGACAAGGCTACGTCCGGGTGGCATAACTTCGTCAAGCTTATCCATGGCGTCGGCAAGGTTCTGTCCACCGTGGGCCACTACGCCGTCATCGCCGCCAAGGCTCTCATCGAGCCGTTCAAGGGCGCATTTGCTGAGCTCAAGAACATGGCTGACAACGGCGACTACGGAGGCATATTCGACGCCATCCTCAAGACGGGCGCCTTGGTCACATTCCTTGCAATAGCTCGGAATGTTATCAACACCTTCAAGGAGTGGGGCAAAGCCGGATCCAACTTCGCTGGAATTCTCGGCAGTGTCAAGGACGTCATCGACGGGTTCAAGGAATCAATGGAGGCCACGACCGCCAAGGTCAAGGCCACCACTGTCCTTATTCTCGCCGGAGCCGTTCTCGTTCTGGCCGCTGCGCTCTGGGTCGTCGCCCAGATCCCGGCAGGCAAGATTGTGGCCGCTGGTGCAGCTCTATATTTCATGTTCAACATGCTCAAGAAGGCGGAGGACGAGCTGTCCAGCGCCGGTGAAGGCAAGGACACGAAGGGGCTCGCTAAGCGAATGCTGGCGCTGGTCGTATTGGCCGGAGTCGCACTCCTACTAGGCAAGGCACTGAACAACATCGGCACTATGGACTGGGATGATATCCTCAAGGGGACTCTTGGGCTCTTCGCAGTCATAAAGATGCTGATGATGGTGGCCGATACGACCACCAAGAAGAACAAGGATATCCTGGCGTTCGCCCTCACGGCAATTCCACTGGGTATCGGCGTCATGCTCCTTGCCTACGCGGTCAAACCACTCGGTGAGATGAGTCTGTCCGACCTGACTCAGGGTGTTCTTGCGCTTGGTCTTATCATGAAGATGATGACCATGATGTCGCAGATGGGTACAGTCAAGATCAAGAAGGCCTCGGCATTCGCATTCCTAGCGCTGGCATTTACCATGCGCCAGATAGCGAAAGTACTGACCGAGATCGGTGAGCTGTCCTGGGGCGACACGATCAAGGGCATCATCGCTATGGATATTTGCCTGGCGTCCTTGACGTTCACGGTCGAAAGACTCGGAAGTGACAAGCTCTCCGGCGGCAAGTCTCTTGTTGGGGCTCTAACGATCCTGGTCCTGGCGGCGACGCTTAAGCTCATAGCCAGCGATATTGAGAGCTTCGCCTCCATGCCATGGGGCGACTATCTCAAGGGATTGGTCATGATGTCAGCGGCCCTGGCCGTTCTCGTGGGGATCAGCTCCATTGGCGGGGGGAGTCTCGCCGGTGCCGCGGGCCTCTTCGTGACTGTAGCAGCACTCGCTCTCCTGGCGCCTGTCATGAAGATGCTGGGGGAGATGGACTGGGCCACCGCAGGCAAGGGTATTGCTATCATGGCTCTGGGACTGGCCGCTCTTGTGGCTGTCGGATATGTTGCCGAGTTTGCCGCAGTTGGTCTCCTTGCACTAGGCGGCGCTATCCTTATGATCGGGATGGGTGTTGGTCTAGCGACTGAGGGTATCGCCAAACTGGTTGACGCCATTGCGAACCTGTCGACCTCGGGCGCCGATGGTGTCCAGACATTCCTCGCGGCCGTCGACGGCTTCATTGAGAGAATGCCTGCGATGGGTACGGCGCTCGGCGAGGGCTTTATCAACTTCATGCAGGTCCTCATCGACAATTCGGGCACCATCGTCGAGTACCTCAAGCTTATCCTGACGTCTGGCGCTCAGGCTATGATTGAGTCTATCCCGACGTTCGTTCAGCTCATGACCACGATCCTCCTGGCGATCATCCAGGTCATATACGACAACGCCCAGGCTCTGATCGACTGCGCCATATTCTTGATCCTGACCTTGTCACAGGCTCTCATCGATAACATGCCGCAGTTGGTCCAGAGGGGTTCGGATGTCCTCATATCCTTCCTGGATGGTCTGAGCCAGAAGATCCCAGAGATCGGGACGAAGGCTACGGACTGTATCGTGGCCTTCATCACCAGTCTCGGCGATGAGATGCCACGAATCACCGATGCAGCGGCCAAGACCGTCATCAAGTTCATCAACGGACTTGCTGATGCGATCGAGAACAACTCTGAGGCTATGGCTCAGGCGGGTACGCGACTCATCATGGCCATCGTGAGGGGTATTAGTACCGGCATCAAGACTCTCGTATCTACGGGGGTCGCGCAGATGCAGAACGCCGGTATCCAGCTGGTCAACGGCCTAAAGAATGCGATCACCAGCAGGCTCTCCTCCATCGCCAGTGCGGTCACGAGCATGGGTAGCACCGTTGTTTCGAAGGTCAAAGCAGCATTCGGCATTCACTCTCCTTCGAGGGTGATGTACGAGATCGGTGATTTCTTGATGCTGGGTCTTGCGAACGGTATCACGGATAACGCTGAGCAGGGCATTGCGGCGGCCACCACCATGGCCACCGACACCGTCGACGCGTTGTCCAAGGGCTTCGGCAACTCGAAGGATATTTGGAACAACGCATTCGGAGAGAACGCCGATCCGACGATCAAGCCGGTTCTGGACCTCTCGCAGGTCGAGGAGCAGGCGGGTCGTCTTGACGAAATTCTCCCCAAGGAGGAGATCGCTAGCACTCTCACGACGACGGCAACCGCACAGCTCGCGGGACGAGTTGTTACTAGCACTCCGGTGAAGTCGAATGACACCGCCGCCAGCGAGACGTACAACCAGGGCGCAAGTCTCGTGTTCAACCAGTACAACAACTCGCCGAAGGCGCTGTCCGAGGCGGAGATCTACCGCCAGACTCGTAACCAGATCGAGCAGGTGAAGGGAGCCATGTACGAGCTATGATTGAGTCAATCGAGTTTCTTACGTACCGACAGCAACGCGTCGTTCTTCCTCTGAGGGATCCTTGGGGGATTGGCGTGGCTGTCAAATCTGTTGATGGCCTGTCGGCTACGAAGGCCTCGATCAACACGACTGAACTGGCTCTTACTGATGTGGCTATATTCAACGGCGCGAGGGCGGGAATGAGGAACCTCAAGATCAAACTCGCGCCGTTGCCCACGCCTGACATCGAGACCAGCAGGCAGCGCATATACTCCTGGTTCCAGATCAAGCAGCTCATGACTGTGTATATCAACACGGACAAGCGCAGGGTCAAGACCGAGGGGTACGTCGAGACGATTGAGGCGGACATATTCTCGAAGGAACAGGAGATCAACATCTCCATTCTATGTCCAGATGCTTACTGGCATGACGCGGACACCAGCATCGACAAGAACCTCGAATGGTCCAGGGAGATCCCATCTTTCGAGTTCGACTTCATGGACCAGCCGTCTCCGTCGCTGGAGTTCAGCAAGGACCGTGGTTTATTGTCCGCCACGATCGACTATGAGGGCGATGTGGAGACCGGGTTTACCATGGTCTTCACTTTCCGCCCAGGTGCTAAACTTCCGATCACGGTGACCGAGACATTCTCTGGCGACCAGTTCAAACTCACCGGGGCATTTCTCGACAAGACGTACTACAAGGTCGATCCCATCGTGGGTGGCGACATCGTCACGGTCAATTCTAGGACAGGGCGCAAGTCCATCATCCGAAATCGGGGCGGCCGCAAGGACAAGTTCATCGCGGCATTGGACCGTAACTCCGATTGGCTCAAGCTGAGGCCTGGTGTCAACGAGTTCCAGATCGCCCTGAATGATCCGAATCTCACGGACGTATATTTCTCAACCGACGTTCTCTTCCAGGGGGTGTGACATGTATCTTGCGGTTTTTGATGAATCCATGATTCTCCAGCATATTTGCGAGGACTACAAGTCTATCATCTGGACCGAGAGGTTCCACGGCTTCGGCGATTTCAAGCTCACGGTTCCTGGTACCCTAGAGAACCTGCAGATCTATCAACTTGACTACTACCTGTACACCAAGGGCACGAACAAGCTCATGATCATCGAGCAGATCGAGCTCAATACAGAGTACAGCAAGCAGTCGCTATTGACGATCAGCGGACGTAGTCTTGAGTCTATATTGGATCGGCGTGTCATGCATCCTTATCCGATTTGGGATGGGACTAGGTTGTGCATGCACGAGCGAACCAAAGGAAAAGTCAAAGACGTTATCAAGCACTACACCAACCTGCTGTTCAAACAAAGGGACTCGCTGGACACGTCGCACGAGAGACACGTCGTGGGATTCGGCTGGTACTCTGTCGATGAGCTGCCTTCAGGGATTCTTAGGGGACGCCCCGTTTCTTCGATGGATATCGGGGACATCAGAGCGAACGCTAACGGTACTGTCCGAAACATGTCGCGGAATCCCGATTACACTAATATGGCCTATGATAGCGTTGATCCATATATCATGGAAGGTTCCTGGTACAAACTTGTTCAGGAGCTAACTGACTTGACTATGTCTGGATGGGCTATCGAGTATGACGGGGAAGATCCGTATTACTGGTATGGGTATACATATAACGGCGTGAACCGAACATTTAGTCAAGGCGAACGCCCCCCGGTAGTGTTCTCTCCGAAGTATGACAACCTGTCCAAGGCAACCTACTTCAAGTCTAAGGTGTCTACGCGAACAAAGATATTCTCGGGCGCTGTGAAATTTACTGTACCCTTGGAGTTGCAGGTTACAAAAGAGTATCTCGATGACAACCGAGACTCCGCGATGCAGAACAACTCCGTTACCGTCGGCACCAAGGGACTTGGTCTGCGGGAAGGTTATTTCCAGAATCCTTCGATAGAACATACCAACGGATACACGATCTCGACAGGGGCCAAACAGTGGGGCTTGTCTTCGATTGACCCAGAGTCCATCTATCGTCAGATTGGTGAGCAGTGTAATACCGAGCTATGGCGGCACATGCCCATTGAGATGTTCTCAGGTGAGGCTGCCCAACAGTCTATGTACACTTACAACGAGGACTTCTTCCTGGGCGATTTCGTGCAGATCCAGAACGAGTTCGGACAGCAGGACATCGCTCGGGTGACCGAGTACATCCGTACATCTTCAGACTCGGAGGGGGACGTCTTCTACCCGACGTTCACGTCCTTGTCCGATATTCAGAAGTCGAAACCGGGGTTGAACATCACATGACAGAGAAATCAGGATTCTTCGTCTCCATCAATGGGGACCGGAAGTACTCCGCTGACGACTTCGGCCGCATGTTCGACGGGGTCATCTCGGACGGTATATTCCAGAACTGGGGTCGAGGCTATCAAGCGGCCAAGGGCTCTGGACGAGAGATCATCGTACAGTCTGGTCGCGCCTGGCTCAAGGGGCACTGGATTGAGAACGACGCGAACAAGGTCTACGCACTCACCGAGGGCGCTACGGACGGCGACCGCTATGACGCCATAGTTCTAAGAGTCGATAAGACACCAAGCGTTCGCTCCGCTGGAACCCGTGTTATTCAGGGAACTTCGGGTGGCGGTGTTCCGCAGCCCACCCAGACGAATGATACCTTCGAAGTCATCATCGCCTATATTCGGGTTCCCAGGGGAGCCAAGACGAACGCGGACTTCGAAGTCACGGACTGCCGCGGTAGGGTTGGTGCTCAGTATGCTCAGTGGGCTCAGAGCGTCATGCAGCCCAAGCAGATCACTCTGAACAACAAGAACGATTTCCTCAACGCCTTCAATAACGACCCGAATCTCAAGCGAGTCATTACTCGTGGCAACAACCTGGGACGGGTCATGACGCCCGCCCAGAAGGCGTCCATTCGAAACGGGACGTTCGACGGCTTGTGGCTGGGGGACTACTGGCAGTACAACGATAATTCCTGCAAGTGGATCATTGTCGACTTCGACAGATGGCTGGACTACCCGAATGGCGAGAATCAGCACCGAATCACTGTCATGAGCGATCGGAACCTCGGGATCGACAATGTCGGCGAGTCTGGATGGTGCGAATACGGCTGGAACGGCTCCAAGATGCGACGGGACTATTCCAATGGCATGGTTCGTTTCTCCACGCTCACCCAGGTATTCGCCATGTCAGACTTCCGGACATTCCCTGTTATGGAGCCGCACGGTTACGAGAACACCGGGAATTCCTGGGAGCGCACGGAGAAGGACTGGACCTGGGAGTATCCGCAACTCACCATTCCGTCTGAGTTCGAGATGTTCGGCTCATATCTTGTGCACAACCGCATCAACGGCGACACTCACACTATCGGCCCGATCTCTCGTCAGTTCTCGTATTTCCGTGTTGGAAACCCGATTCCGACTCCTGGCGAGTCCTTCTGGCTCCGGGATCAGATCTCTAAGGACTACTTCGGCCTGTACTACGGCGACCAGCGCAGAGTCACTTGGGCCCAGTGGACCGAGAAGTACGGGGTGCGCCCAATCGTTTCTATCGGAGGCTAAATGTCTCATACTGTGGAGCTGGTGATCACCATATTCGGCTCCGTTCTCACCAGTACTGGTCTCTGGGCGTATCTCCAGAAACGTGCGGAGAGGCACGACGCCAAAACGCAGTTGATGCTGGGACTAGCCCATAACCAGATCGTGGCCATGGGGACGGCATATCTGTCTCGTGGATACATTACCATTGACGAATTCGAGGACTTACAGAAGTATCTGTACCAGCCCTACCACACTTTCGGCGGAAACGGGACTGCCGAAAAGGTAATGGACGCCGTGAACCGGCTTCCGATCCATTTTCCTGACACCCGAAGAAAGGACAAGCGCTATGTCGCTGTCGAATCAGACCTACAACACTCTGAAGTGGATTGCTCAGATCCTGCTTCCTGCCCTAGCCACCCTGTATCTCGCCCTGGCGGGTTTGTGGGGTTTCCCTCACACTGAGGCGGTTGTGGGTACCATCACCGCTCTCGACACTTTCCTGGGCGCTCTGCTCGGTCTCGCGGCCAAGAACTACGAGCCCGAGGTTGACGGCGTGCTCCATGTGGACCACAAGAACCAGGAGGTCTACGCCGCTCTGGAGACCCCCGCTCAGGACATGACCAAGAAGGACACGGCCACTCTTAAGGTCTCCGAGGTCTGACGATCCGCGGGATCGACATGGTCTATAATGATACCCCTCATTTGAAAGGAATACCATGTCCGACAACAAGCCGAACACCAAGAAGGCCCTCGAAGAGGCTTACGCTTTCATCGACGGCATGGATCCCGACAGTGAAGCCTATCGCGAAGCTCTCCGCAGCATCAAGGAGCTTGAGCAGATTCAAGACGCGAAACACCGTCGTTTCTGCCCCAGCCCCGATGCTGTGGTGGGCGCCGCCGGCTCCATCCTCGGAATCCTTGCCATCGTGAAGGCTGAGCAGATCTTCCCCGTCGCCTCCAAAGCACTCGGATTCGTCGCCAAGATCCGCATCTGAGACACGAAAGCCTAGGACCCCACAAGGGTTCTAGGTTTTTCCAAAAAGTTCTGATTTTCGAAATCCAAAAATTCCCGGGTGGGAAAATTGGAACGCGGATTTTACAACCGCTATAACGAGACCCCACACGAAAGGAATGCATCATGTCCAACATCTTCATCACATTCGGTTTCATCTCCTTCGTCATGTTTCTGTACACCGTCTACGCCCAAGGCCAGCAGATCAAGGAGCTCAAGAAGACCGTCCGCCACCAGCGGCATCTCCTTAAGTTTACCTCGACTCCGTCCGCCCAGGAGACCGACAATGTAGAGAAGTATCTCGAAGAAGATTGGGCCGAGATCGAGAAGATCTTCCGACAGAACTCTACCAAGAAGTGACTCTCACGCCTAGAACCTTCACGGGTTCTAGGGTTTCGCAGAATCAGCAGGGCATATAATGAGACCTATAGACCGAAAGGACCGATCATGCTGATCTCCCGCCTCGTCGAGAACCTTGTCAAGTCTGTCATCTACTGCGTTGGAATCTACGCCATCGTTAAGTGGGTGCTTTCTTACTACAAGATCTCGAAGAAGGATTTCACCAATCCTACCACCATCGATCACAATCTCTGACACACTCCTAGAACCTTCACAGGTTCTAGGTTTCTCGAGAAAGGAACGCGTATGAACCCCGACGACATCGAGTTGGAAGTCTCCGAGCCGGATCTTATTACCAATACACAGAAGGTCACTCTCACAGTCCCCGCCGACGTAGCCCCCGAAGTCGCCAAGCAGATGCTCATCAATGCTATCCAGAATAGCGTGAGCGATTCTGTAAAGACGATGTATCGTGACTACATTCGGGAGCGCGAGGCCAATCTGGAAGATAACGAGTGGTATAAAGCACTCATCAATATTGGAGGGGAGAGCAAATGAACCTCGCATTCATCAAAGCCACACAGGACTTCGTCGTACGCAACTCGCACCATATCCTCACAGGACTGGCGCTGTTGGGCCTCGGGGCGTCGGTCGCTCTGAGCGTCCATGCGGACCGCCAGATGCAGGAGTGGGATATTGACGACTTCAAGCGCCTCACCAAGGAGCAGCGGATCAAGATCTACGCCAAGATCTACGCCCCTCCGGCCGTTGCCATATTGGCCACCGGTGCCTGTGTCATCGGCGCTCACAGTATCTCGGTCAAGCGTGAGTCGTCCCTGCTTCTCGCTTACGAGGGCACGCGCCAGGTGTACGACCGTTATCGCGCCTCCGTTCAGGATCGCCTAGGTCCGGAGGAGAAGACGATCTCCCAGAATGCCGCGTCCAAGATGGATCCATATCCTCGCGACGCAGCTGTGGTTTGCGGTGAAGGCGACGTCCTGTTCTACGACGCCTACAGCGGCCGTTATTTCAAGTCCACCATCAACAAGATCGATCGCGTCGTCAACGAACTGAACTACACTCTCCTCCGTGAGATGTGCGTCAGCCTCAACGAATTCTACGCCGGAATCGGCCTCGAGGGTATTTCCTTGGGCGACCAGCTCGGGTGGAATGAGCAGAGGCAGATCGAGGTGCACTACGGCGCCCAAGTCTCGGATGACGGGAAGGCCGTCGTGGTGGTCGATTTCGTCGTTGAGCCCACTGAGAAGTGGTTCAAGCTTTCGTGAAAGGAGCACCGCCTATAACGAGACCCATCTAGAAAGGAATGACCATGAGTTTCAAAGAGACCACCGGATACAAGGTCGTATCCCTTGTTGCCTCGACATCCGCCAGCATCACCGCCGGTGCCGTTGTCGGCGCTCTCTGCCCTCCAGCCGGAGTGGTATTGACCGCCATCTACGGCGTCGGAAGTAGTGTCCTCGGCACATATGTCGGCGACAAGGCCGGACGACAGTACGCCGAGACCCTTGCTGATGCCATCGACTCCATGAAGAAACCTCAGACCAACTAGACCCCCTATGCCCTCTAACAAAGGGCATAGGCTTTCGCAAATTCTGCACGCACTATAATGAGACCCCATCAACTCGAAAGGAACTCTCATGTCCGAGAACACCGTTGCCACCACCGTTCCGACCTCCGAGACCGTTGAAGACGAGACCCCAATCGTCGCCGTCAACTGGACCAAGCTCGGTGCCGTCGCCAAGAAGAGTGCGCGTTACGTGCTGCCCGCCGCAGCCGGTTTCGCCGCGCTCGTCCTGGTGAAGGCCCTTGCTTCCTCCAGTGACAGCGATGACGAGGCTCCCGCCGCCATCGAATCGGACGCCGACGTCGTGGACGCTGAGCTCGTCGAAGAGACCAACGACTGATCCTACTCACCCCTAGAACCCAACTCGGGTTCTAGGTTTCTCATTTTCAGAAAGGAACGAACGATGGAGCTTCAGGCGGCCGTGGTGGTTACCCTCACCGAGAACGGCAAGACAGTCAAGCGCGTCATCCAGAAGAGCGACAAGTTCGACGAGAAGACCTCGTGGGACCATATTGTCAAGCAGACTAAGTCGCTCGCCGCCACTACTCTCAACTCGATGGACTGAAAGGTATATCCATGATCAAGATGAACGTCAGCGCCGAGACCTTCGACGGCGACATGGTCACCGAGACCCTCTGGTTCCACATGAACAAGGTGGACCTGATTGATCTGCAGCAGTCGCAGCCCGACGGCTTCGTCGACACGCTTCAGGCGTTCATGTCTCGCAAGCCTGAGGACTGGACCACGAAGGACAAGTTCAAGCTGTTCGACTACTTCCGCACCATCGTTGACAAGGCCTACGGTGAGCGGTCGTCTGACGGCAAACGATTCAGCAAGTCGCCGGAGATCCTCGCCCGCTTCAAGGACAGCATCTTCTACGACGAGTTCGTCCTGAGCCTGCTGGAGGACGAGAAGAAGAGCATTAAGTTCTTCAACGGCGTCATGCCCAAGGCACTCCTCGACCAGGCCAAGAAGGAGCGGCCGGACGCATTCAACCAGATCGAGGCCTGAGAAACCCGAGCGGGGCCCTGGGGAGACCTGGGGCCCCGCATATCAGAAGGAGCGAACATGACCGATAACGTACCCGTGCGCGGGGATTTCCCCTCCAACTCACGGAAGACCAAGCCCGCTGTCGAAAGGGTCGTTAAGACTCCGGCGCGTATCGACAAGGGCAGTCTCACTAAGCAGGCGCTTCAGGCGTTCTTTGCCGAAGACATCAAGGAGGTGGCCAACTACCTTCTCTGGGATATTGCCCTGCCAAGCGTCAAGAACGCCGTGAGTGATATCTTCACATCCGGGATCGACCGTCTACTCTTCGGGGGTGACGGCGGTCCTCAGCGCTCTCGCAGCAACAAGACCTACACCTCATATTCCAATCGGACTTACGGGCGTCGTGAGACTCCGACCGAGCGGACGTACACTCAGAGGGACCGTCGGGAGCACAATCTCGAGTCCATCATATTCGCGACCCGAAGCGAGGCCGAGGATGTCCTGAATCACCTGATCAGCATCTGCGACCAGTACGACGTGGCGACCGTGGGAGACCTGTACGGCATGGCCGGAATTTCCCAGTCGTACACTGATGAGAACTGGGGATGGCGGGATCTCCGAAGCGGACGCGCTGTCCGTTCCCGCAATGGATACATTCTCGATCTACCGAAACCGGAGGACGTCCGATGAACGACGAAGAGATGACAACGGTCTATAGTCTCACATCTATCTTTCTCACTGTATTCATTCTACTTCTCATCCTCGCCGGCCTAGGGTCCGTTCCGGTCTGGGTCGTATTCGCAGGCCTGTTGGTCATCAATGCCATTCTTATCGCAGGGATCGTGAACGACATAAGGAACAACAAATGAGCGTCGAGCAGATGCGCGACAAGTTGCGCAAAGCATACGGAGGATCGGCGGCGTGGGTCGCCAAAGTTGACCGCATGAGCGACGGTCAGGTAATCGCAGTCTACAAGAGCCTTAACGAAAGGAAGTACTTCGCATCATGAGTCTTACAGTTATTTCGCGCCTCGCCGGCAAGGGCGCTCTTATCGTCTCCAAGCACGCTCCCGCCATCCTGACGGGGCTGGGGATCGCCGGCTTCACTGCAACCGCAGTCCTCACGGCCAAGCAGACGCTGAGCGTCGGCGAGGTCACCTGGGAGGACCTAAACGAGCTGTCGACAGTCAAGGCGGCTGAGGACGAGGAGAAGTTCGACAAGCGAGAGATTCAGATCGCCAAGGCCCGTGCCTGGGGCAACCTGACGAAGCACCTTGTCAAGCACTATGCCCTGCCGCTAAGCCTGGGCACGGCCTCCGCCATTTCTCTGATCCTGGCGCACCGCATTTCTGCGCATCGGATTGCGGGTCTGTCCATGGCCTACGCCGGTCTCGAGGAGTCCTTCCGCAACTACAAGGACCGTATCGAGGAGGGCTTCGGTAAGGAGGAGACTGAGCGTATTCTCGCCGAGGCTGACGCCAACGCCCTCGATAAGGCGAAGATGGACTACTACAACGAGACGGGGCGTGAGTTCCAGCTCAAGCCTGAGGAGTTCATGCGTGAGCTCGGCGTCTCGCCATATGCTGTCGTGTTTGACCAGAACGCGAAAGCCTGGGAGGGGAACGAGGACTACAGCCTCATGATCCTCCACGCTCAGGAGAACTACGCCAACGACATCCTGCGGACTCGTGGATATCTGCTCCTGAACGATGTGTACAAGGGCCTCGGCCTGCCTCCAACGTCTGCCGGTTCCGTGGTCGGCTGGGTGTACGACAACGAGGACGGTGACGGCATCGTCGAGTTCGGCAACTTCGAGGTATTCAACTACCGTGACTACGACCCGGTCCTCGGACGTGAGGTCACCAAGTTCGTCCTCGACTTCAACGTCGACGGCGTTATCTACGACCAGATTGACAGGGTGGCAATCCGATGAAGGTAGTATTTCTGATCTTGGTCGGTTTCGCCATCGGTCGAGCAACTAAACGAAAGGGACGCAAGTGAAACTACTACCGGCGCTCGTCGTCGGTCTCACGGCGACATTTCTTGCCGTGCAAGACTTGAAGAGCGAGAAGAAGGAGCCTGAGGAGAAGGCTGTAGAAACTCCGGACGAGATCCCGGAGACACCTGAGGAGAAGGAAAAGCAAATGGACGAGTACGAGGAGATCGTCAACGACGAGTATCTCAACATCACCATGGAGGACGACCTCTCCGAGATCATGGGAGAGGACGAAGACGAGGAGGTCGCGGAGGGCGAGTCCATCCATGAAATCACGGAGAACGAGTACGAAGTGGGCATCTTCAACTTCGATCGGGCCGACCTGATGTATTTCGTCGACGACGGGGTCCTGTGTGACTCGGACATGATCACGATCGACAACAAGGACGAATGGCTCGGAGACGTCGCTCTCATGATCGGGCCGGATCCTGTTACGACCATGTGGATCCGCAACTTCGACCTCCCCTACGATATTCGCCTAGAGATCGTTAAGGACTCGTACTCGGGATCCCGCTGATGGAAGACGAGTACTTTGACTTCCTAGTCTCATTCTTGGGGGAGGACGAAACCCAGCTGCCGAGCATGTTTGACAGCTACTTCCTCCTGACGAAGCTCTACCGTACCGAGTTCCGCTACTCCGCCATGATGGACCGCAATCGGGACATGGATGGTCGTGAGTGGCGGAACCGCTACGGCGGGGGGCGCTCACCCGCAGTTCTT